TGGATCAAATCATCGCGTATTGTCTAAAGACAAAGCAAAAAGAAGAAATGCACGAAGCTGTAATTTCTCGAACTTCTAAAGGTGGTTACATCGCAAAAGGTGTAACTAAAGACGGTCACAAAATGACCCTTATCATGTCCAAAGCTAATGCTGATTTAGCTGTAGAAAAAGGACTTGCTAAATTGGAAGACTAAAACTTTAACCGGCTTAGGACCGGAGTTTGTTACGACAAACTTGAGACCCGGAGATTTCGCTATCGTCCGGGTTTCTTTATGCAGAAAACTCTTTTCAAACATGTGAATATAAATATATCAAAGGATATCATAATGGAACAAAACAACGAAAAAGAATTAGAACAAGCAAAAGAAAATCTTAAACTTATGCTTGAAGCACAAGCAAATACCAAGTATGAAGATTGGGATAACATCATCATACAAATCATGGACGGCGATAAACCTGTTCTTAACTCAAGAACGATGCGCCAAGATTTAGAAGCAATCGGTAAATTGCATAATCAGTCAAGAGGCGAAATTTTTGAATTGCTAGTGCAAGCTATGGAAAATGAACTAGCTGCTAAGAAGGAAAATAACTAATATGCCGTTTCACAAAGATTTCAGTACTTTAACAGGTGTTGGGACTTTTGAAATTGAAGTCCCAAAATGGACATCACCTTTAACCATTGAGTACGGTTACGAGTACTTAAACCGAGTTCTCTATATGTTCTGGAGAGTTCAAGGAACGTATCATACTTTTAAGATATCTATGTTGGATATACTTCACTTAGCAGATAACGATTATGAAGGGCATATTCAAGAATTTCTTCAAGGCTTTAGGAATGAATACATCGGGTGGATCCACCAAGGACTCTCTGCACCCTGGATGCAAGAATACTACGAAGAATATAAACATTTCATCGAGTTCTAATGATGAAATATATACTAAAACAATTAAAATGACCGAAACTACAAGCAAAACTTTTCAGTGGCTCAAAGGAGATAGAACTGGTGAATTTGTTAAATGGGAAGGAGAAATTCAAGGCGATGGTGATATGAATTTCTTGATTTTTAGCGATGGCAGCCGTGGGAACGAAGCTCTTTTAGGAGACTACTTCATTGAAGTTGCTAGCGAAAGCGAAGGATTTATTGATGCTGAAATGATGAAGCCTCAATCTTCTTATCAACCTTTACCACCTGAACACAACCCACCTTTACAAAGAACAGTAGTCCCTGCTCCGGTTGAACATTTTGAACCAAAAAATCGTGCACCTGAAAATCCTATAAGTAGATTACTTTTGGATAGTAAGAAAGTAAGCACTAAAATTAAATTGGACATCGAGGTTGATATACCACCTGCTGAATTAATGAAAGTTCTTTCAGACTCTTATGATAACGGTGAAGAACATGTGTTAGAGTTTTTAGCTACAACTATTAGTGATATTCGTATAGAAGTAGCAAAACAGATTTGGACAGATATTAAAAAGAAACAAAAAACTAATAAAAATGAAACAGCCTAAAGTATTGCTTGAAGAAAAGTGGTTTGATGTAATAGACATTGAAGGTCACGTAGGATTACGTTCAAAGCATATGTCTGTTGCGGTTTTACCTTATACAGTAGATTCAAACGGCATGATAGAAAATATCGGCTTACTTCATGAGTATAACAAATTTCGCGAAGGCGATTATTGCGATACTCTTATCACAGGAACTGTTGAATATGAAGATGACAGTTTATTATTTACCGCTAAGAGAGAACTTTTAGAAGAAGGCGGTATTGATATGACTGAAGACGAAATGGGTAAATGGATCTTTTTAGGCACTATCTACCCATCTAAAGATGGTGACAAGGTAATACCAATCTTTGCAGCAGATGTTACTGGTAAGGACATCAATAAGCCTAAGGGGGATGGCTCTAAAAAAGAAACCCTTTCAGAATTTTCTTTAGTGAAAGTAGGTGATGGATTAGTTTCTGATGAAGGGTTAGTTCTTAGTGCCTTTTTAAGATTATTCAATTATATGTACGCAAAATCAATGAATTATGTATAATCATAAGCAAAGACGTGAAATGGAGAAAAACTTGGGTCTCCTTAAAGAATACCATAGAATGAATGAAGCTGAAAAAGCTGAAATTCGCAAGAAGAAACGAGAAGCTGGTAATCAGATTCACTTAAGAAATCTGCAAGAAGCTGAAAATGCTAGAATACAAGCCGAGGCTGATCGCGATGCAGTAATTATGCAAAACTTAATAGAGCAAGGTAAGTCTCATGAAGAAGCTGAAGAACATGTTAGAAAGAATCGCGAGCATGCAGAAAAAAGAGCTCTTGATTTAGCTGAAAGAAAGCGCCGTCAAGAAGAGAAGGCTCTACTTAAAAAATCAAACAATAAGAAGTGAATTTATACATCACCTTTGATGATAGAAACAAAATTAAGAAGTGTTTCTTAAATCTCAGAAAATATCTCATAGTTAACAGCGACGAGATTATTGAGCGAATGGGATTCGAAAAAGATGATCTTGACATGTGCTCAGGATTCATAGTTAACGAAGAGATTCGCAAAATGATTGCAGATGGTGCCGGGAGTAAAAAACTTTTAGGCGTCATTTACAGTAACCCTGAGTTTAATGACGAAATCATCAGAGAAGTCATTCACTTTTCACAAGACATTCGCGGTATAGAAAGTGTTATCTTTTTAACTGATAAGTGGAAAAGAGAAGAGTATTACGAACTCTTTGAAGAAGTCTTGTTTTATCCTACAATAAAAAAGGTTCACATTGTTAATTGTGAACCTGTACCAGTCGTTTGGCTGGATTCTTTAGAAAAAGTGGACCGGGAGCTCCTCCTCGATAAGAGAACAACTTCTTAAGGTCTTTCTTATTCTGCCTAATTCTTCAAGAAGCGTATCACGTTGTTCATTAGTTACCCATGAATAGTTTCCACCCTCAAGTGGCGCTATCGGTATAACATAATAGTGACTATTCTTTTCATTCTTAACAGTTGCTATAGGAAGAAAAGTATATCTAATGTTTGTGTAACTATCACAGCTCATTAACATAATACAGCCGCAGTTAGTTGTATACTTAGGACTATTCATTGTTGAGAAGAAATTACCAAGCGAATAGACAATAATCTTTCCGTCTTCAAGTAATTCCCCGCCTTGAAAGTAGTGAGGGTGTCCTCCTATTACTACATCAGCACCAAGTTTATTTACGGAAGCCAAGAACTCTCTTTGTTCTCCTGTACTTGTTCGTTCGAGTTCTCTTGCATTAATTTCTCTAGATGATTGATGGATTCCAACAAAGACAATTTCGGATCTCTCTTTCGCCAGATCAATCGTTTCTTTAGCTTGGGCTTGAGTGTAAAAATTGATGAGGTTTGGTGGTGTTTCGGGGGTATTAATTCCTTTGTAAATTGGGTCTTTCTTCGTTTCATTGATAAATTGTGTATAGTTTAGAAAAGATAACTTATGACCTTTTAAGTCAGTATCAAAAGTTCTACGAATTTTAGGCAAAGCATTAGTCCCTATATGATTAATACCAAATTCATCAAGTATTTCAATAGTTCTCTCAACACCTTTTATTCCAAAGTCAAAGCAATGATTATTTGCGGTAAACACAAGATTGACAAAACTTCCTAATTCGTCAGCCAACAAATCATTCGTAGAAAATTTAGGATAGCTGCTTGTTTCACCGCTAAAAGTAGTCTCAAGGTTACCCACAACATAATCAGTGGAATATAACCACTGTTTTATGAATTGAAATGGGTCGTCATTAATAACTGACAAAAGTGCTGCATTTTCGCACATTATGTCCCCAAGAAATGCTATCTTGAAATTGCCTTTAGCAAACTTATCAAAAGGTAAAACGTGCATTAGTTTTCGTCTTTTAACATTCCGCCAGTTTTCATATCACCTTGAACTGGTATTTCAACTTTTTTCTTTCCACCTTCGCCTTTCATATAACCAAGAATTGCTTCCATGTTATGTTCAGCAATGGTAATCTTGTCTTGTACCCACGCTTCAAGATCTTCGTCGTCGGTAATAAGACCTTTAATTTCTTCAGCACTCTTAATGATTGTGTCAAGTGCTACTTTGTACCCTTTTCCCTCAGCTTCTTCGTTAGTCTTGTTCGACCCACCAAGAAAGTCTTCAAATGTTTTAATGTTTTTCATTTAGGTGTAATGTTTTTTAGATATCTGCTCCACCGTCTGAGGCAGAAGTGTCGTCAGAAGCAACTTCATCGTCGTCGTCGTCGTCATCGTCATCATCGTCATCAGCAATTTCTGCTGCGTCAATTTCAGCTTCTTTGTCTTCTTCTTCTTCACCGCTTGCTTCAGCACGAACGTTCTTCTTAACAAGATCTTTTTCTAATTCATCAGACTCTGACAAAAAGTCGGAAAAGTTTAATACTCTTTTATTCATAGTTGATTATATTTAGACTATATATTCATAGTTAAGATTTGTATATGACAGTGATATATACCTAAAATAAGTGTAATACATGACCACTGGTACAAAAAAGACAAAGGATAAAGGAGCAACTGGCCCAGCAAACGGTCAAACGGGTGCTACTGGACCTACAGCTGCACCTTACAATGGACCTAAGGATCCACCATACAAGGTTGCTGTCAAGTCTATTGGACCAGATGTATACACTATGCAATTAGGAACAACCGGTCCGCTTTCTGGCTGGGTGTTAAATTACGGTCTTACTGTAGATGAAGCTTACGCAAATCTTGAAGCGCAATTTGGCACAGGCACTGTGTATCCTCCGCAACCAGTACCTGGTGAGGAAGGAACTGAACCTAGCACAACCGACGGAACAACTGGTGGTTTAGGCGGCGGTCCAAATACTACTTTACCTCTTGATCCGCGTTTAATCTTTAACGTCGCTGATGACGGAACTGTTGTTTATAGTTTTTGCAATGCTGAAGAAATACAATCTACATTAACTGAAGGGTTTGTTATTAGCATTGAAGGTCCTACCGCTGGTAACACAGGTCCAGTAAGTGCATCTAATCCAGAAGTAACTGCTAAGCAAATGAAAGATAAGGCACCTGAACATTGGGGTGTGCCTTCATTAATGAACTATAATGCCTACATTAACTTACAAGCAGCCGCTGGCCGTCTTGGTAACAAATACTTAATAGATAGAGAAAATCAGCCTCGTTGGTATGACGTGACTGCAAATGTACAAAGCCCTAATGCTGGTGCAACCGGTGGAGTTGGAGGTTCAGGCTTAACAACCGACTTATCGGTTTCCCAATTAGTTGAATGGTGTGAAAGACCGGGCAATACAAAGTTTCCTTATCGCTACCAAGATTTTGTGTTCTTAAAGTATTGGAAGAAGATTCCTCTTAACTATATGATTACTTTACGCCGATATACGTTTCCCGTTATTGATAACGTTGGAACCGTGTCAGAAGCAAAAGGTGATGTAGAGTCTTCAAAATTAACTCCTGCTGCAACAGCTATAACATTTTTAGGCGAAGATCCGGGTAATAAAATATCTACAATTCTTGGTCCTATAAGTGCAGGATTAAAGTGGAAAGAAGTTAAAGCGGATGTTTGGGAGGTTAACTTTTCAGGATCTCTTCCACAAGCAAACGGACCTGCGCCTGGTTTTGCTGCTGTATTAGGTTACTTAACAGGTGGACCTGCTGCTGCTAAACCTTCAGTGGGTGGTGGACCACCACCTGACCCTTACAATAATGGTCCTTACGCTAACAAGATTCTTGGTCCAGTAACTGTTATTGATAGTACAAAGGCACGTGAACGAGGAGTTACCTTTAAACACGAGATTAAGTTACAATTTGAGTATGTAGCAAGAAGTATTGGAGGTATTAACTCTAAAGCTGCTATGCTTGACATTCTTGGTAACTTGATGTTACTTACATATAATGAAGCAGCATTCTGGGGCGGTATGAACCGCTACATGCCAATGGCTGCACAAGGAGGTATACCTCCATTCTTAGGAGGTTCTGCTGGTAGAGATGCCTGGATGAAAGGCGACGTCGACGGATTCTTTAATGCTTTAGGTGATCAATTCGCAAGTGCATTGGAAAACGTAGGTGATATGTTTCAAAAATTCTTTGACGATCCTATTGGTGGTCTTAAATCAATTGCGTCAGGTGCTTTATCCGGAGCAATGTTAATGAATACCACCCAAGGTATGGGATTCATGCAAGGGATTCACTCTCTATTGACAGGAGATCCTGTTGGCGAATGGCACTTAACAGTTGGAAACCCTCTTAACCCGATGATGATGATTGGTAATCTTATATGTACGGGTATAGAAATAAGTTTTAATGATGAACTTGGGCCAGATGACTTTCCGACTGAATTAAAAGCAGTTGTTACATTAGAGCACGGTATGCCTCGTGATAGAGCTGGTATAGAATCTATGTTTAACAAAGGTTCAGGTAGAGTGTATTCAGTACCTAAAGGATATGAAAACAGCTTCTCTTCTTACAATACAACTGCTGTGGATACTTCGACAGGTGGTACTAAATCAGGACCGAATCCTTGGGGTGAATCTTCTGGCGTGGTAGCAAATAGAAACGGCAAAGGAATGGGTGGTTCTCGCGGAGGATTTAATAACGGAAGAAGCGGATACTACGGAAGAAACCCTCTACTTGGGGATCCACGCGAATTGGACAACGTAAAAGGATATTACACACAATCAGTAATACCTAGATTAAAGAACACGCTTAATGCAACTATTTCAGCTGGTGTGAAATGGATGGGAAAATAATTAATAGACTATGCCAATCGAATTTAATGTAACACAAAACACCAAGCCGCAGATTAAAGATAAGACAAACGGGGAACCGTATATTGACTTTATTCACAGAGACATAACTGTTGATCCTTCACAAGCGCCAAAGGGTATTAACTATTACCTCGTTACGCAAGAAACTTCTATGCGAATAGATTTAATTTCTAAGAAGATGTATGGTAACATGGATATGATTGAAAAAATTTTAAAGTTCAATAATATAAGCAACCCTCTTTCAATAGATGATGGCGATCTTCTTGTCATTTATGACCCAATCAGTTTGAACAAGAACTTTAGAAATATCAATAATCAACAGGCTAAGATTAACGATATTCGTAAACAATATCTTGCGCCTGAAAAAGACTCTAGAGTTGATCCTAAACTTAAAGAGTTTGACAAAAGAAATAAAAAGCCTGGTGAAAAATCAGCACAGGAAAATGCGCTTCCTCCTAATTATGCAGATTTTGGAGATAAAGAAATACAATTAAGAAACGGAAAACTTTACTTTGGTCCAAATGTTACCAAGAGTAAAGAAGCTTGTGAAGAACCAATTTCTAAAAGTGAATTCTTAGCAAGATTAGTTAAAAACCGCCTAAATAACAACAAGTAATGTCAAACGGCTTTGTTAATCCTTTTTTACAGGCAGTACCTGAGAATCCCAACCAAAGACGGGATACTAATCCAGAAGAGTGTATAATTAGATCTTTGCTAAAACCTACTATACAGGTTGATGATATGATTGTTGAAGATGCATTCCAAGGAACATCTGAAAACATGGGAGACCAAAAAGGTGTTGAATCAGGATACCAGGTTCAAAACACTTTGGGTACTACTTATCCTTTCATAATGATAAACGCTGTAGCTTTTAACACCGGAGATATCTATGACTTTGAGATTGATTCAACAGAATTTATACCTACTCTTAGATTAGAAATTATTTTGGATGGCACAAATACAGGGTTTAAGTTTACGTCTGTACCAAAAGATGGTGACTTGGTTAACGTCTTTGTTAGAGCAAAAGCAGATGCCTTTAAGCCAATAAGAAACGATTTCTTAATAACCAGAGTTGATATATCGCCAGGTGTTTCGCAAGGGCAGGGCGGCACTCTTACTATTCTCGGGGAATTGTTTATACCTCATATACACGATGAAGTGTTAAAGTCATATAGCGGAACGACTTTTGAAGTATTACAAAATGTTGCAAAAGACTTAGGACTAGGATTTGCTACTAATGAAACCTTTACTGATGATTCTCAAAGGTGGCTATGCGCAGGTGATAGTTTGTACAACTTTATCAATCATGTAGCAGGTCATGCATGGAAAAATGAACAATCTTTTTACAAAGTTTTTATTGATAACTACTATCACTTAAACTTTGTAAATGTCAACCCACAGGTTGCTGGTGACGGTAGAATTGAAGTTGCTCTTTTAGACGCAAGTCAGTTTAGAGATGTCTATAATGACAAAGATCAAATGTCAGAATCTTCTCAGAAGACCACTGCAAAAATGCTAACTGACATATCATCTTTAAAGGACACAAATATGTTCATTAAGCAATACGGTATTGAAAATAATTCTTCATTTATTTCTAAGAAGTGGGGCTATAAGAGTTTTTCGCAATTCTTTGATTACCAAAGTTTACAATTTTGGAATATCTTTGTAGATCCGCTGATTACAGAAGGAGCTGCTGATAAAAAGATACTTCTAAAAGGGCGTTCATTTAAGAAATACCCAGACGGGAAATCTGTTGAAACTTATTGGCAAACTCAAAACAAGAGGTATTGGCAAGGAGTACAATATGAAGATGTTCATGACAAGTATTACTATGCAGAACTATGGAATACGCGAAATAATGAAGAATTGGAAAAAATGTATATGATTGCCCACGTTGAAAGATGGAACCCAAACATATACCGTGGAGAAAAAATTCCTGTTCTTGTTTATTCACAAAGTAATGTTAATGCAAGAAGGCAGAACACTACGCCGGAAGAAGTATCAGATACCATAGATTCAGGTTCAGAAGCAAACATGACAGCTAACCAAATCTATAGCGGGTTTTATATGGTTGATGGTATGAAGATTACTTACTCAATGGTTCCTGGCACAACCAACTTTACTGCCAACGCACCAACTAATAATGTTCCTAGTTACACTGAAATCTTTTACTTAAAGAGAAGAGAATGGCCAGTGCCTGGTACAGGTTAAAATATATACTTATATGTATCTAACGGACAAAATTACAAAAGGGTTTTTAACCGGTAACGGTCAGTGGAATCCACGCCGTACTACTGGCGACGATGCAAGTCTTAGCAGATGGGCAGATTATGAAGATCCTACATACATGGGATTCTATTTTGCAATTAACCCGGACGGATACTACGATCCTACAAACTTAGACATGGACGTTTTACCAATGGGATTGTTTATGGACTATGATGAAGGAGGACCAAGCGGACAGACGCCTGAGGCTGGAGGAATTGCAGGATACAAAAATGTTGCTGATGGAGCTGAAAGCTTTTTAAGAAGAAGAGGCGAGTATTACCGAGCTGGTATGATTAGAGAGTTTAGAGAAGGCTTTTTGAAAGTAGTTGCTAAAGAACCTTGGATATTTGAAAAAGTAACTGGACTTGAAGCTCTTTGGAAAGTTGATCCTGCTAATCCTTATCGTGCTAAAGATAAAAAAATCATATTTGAATGTCATGAAACCATTTCGATGAAAATGACATATCTTATAGATTGCTACAGAAAAGCTTCATATGATTTTGCTAACATGAGACATATGTTGCCTGATACTCAACGCTACTTTTCAATGGACCTATGGGTTACTGAAATTCGTTATATCAAAAGACCATTAATAGCTAATCCTACTGTGCCAGGTGTTCCTAGTGTAGGATCTCCTTCCACACCAGATGAAAACGGAAACCCGCTAGGACTTTTTTTTAATACAGGTTCATTCATACGTTACAGACTTGATTACTGCGAATTTGACTTTCTTACTGAAGAAAGTATAGGTTATCTAGGAGACTTAGCAAGATACGCTGGAGATAAACCAGCTCATGTAAAAATACCTATAAAGGTTGGTGCTATACGTGAAGTTAATAACTACGGTATGATGGGCGGTCTTATAGCTGATACGTTCTATAATTACCAACGTGGAAAGGCTGCAATGTATTCTTCGTTTACAAAAGCGACCAGCATTCAGGGAGAAGCTGGCGATGGTGTGACAAGAGGAGAAAACGTTGGCAAATTTGCCGGTGATATAAGAGACATATCATATAATAATGCAGATGGTTTTAAAGATGAGCGAGCAAGAAATTCTTCAGCTGCTTCAAAAACGGAAGGCGTTATAGGAGCTTATAGTATGCCTAGTCCAAGTCAAAATTTACCAGGAAGAGCGCAAAGAGCTGATTTAAGCGGAGAAGCGCAACCTGCTCCGTCTTCATTAACAAACATAGATTTAAAAGAATCTCAGCCATCACCTGTTAATCTTGCTGATGCAAATGCATTAGGTGGAAACTCGGTATTACAAGCATCAAACACTTTGGTTGAAGGGAATTTAGGAAGTGTTGATGTAGGATCTAGAGCTCGTTCTCTAGCAGGAAATTTGCTTAGAGCGGCCTTTTTAGGCAATGTATATGGATTATCTTTAACCACATTAGCGGGTGAACTACAAGGGATTCTAAATAACCCAGTAGCTGCTATACAAGGTTTATTAAGTAAATTTGCTAAATCCCCCGAAGAAGCTTCTACTATGGCAGATAATGTTAATTTAAGTGGAGCTGATATTGATATCATCAAAGGTTTCATTGGAGATATTAAAGAAATTCAATCAGTTACAGCAGGTACTTCTTTAGCGAATGCTACACTTGGTGAACTCACTAGATTAGAACCTCCTAAAGCAACTTCACCTAATCCTCCAAATCAAACTTTACAATCAGCAAGCAATAAACCACTTTTGCAATCTGAGCTTGGAAAAATCTTGTTTGGCGCATCTCCGGTTGCTGCTCAAGCAGTAGCAAAACAAGCGCTTGAAGGACCAGCATCTACCATAGACGCTAATCTTGATACATCAACAGTTCCTCTTGAAGGTGATAAAGCTGAATCCACAGACTTAGGAAGTACAAGTCTTGAAAACAACGGAACTAAATTGGAAGGGCCTGGATTAGGAAACATAGGTTTTCCAGGTTTAAAAGGAAATCGCGGAAGCTCTAGAGTTTCTAATTAATATGCTTAAAATAAAGAATTATGGCAAACACTCTTAGTAAAGAATTTTTATCAACGGGTATATTTGTAGGTCGAGTTGTTGATAACGACGACCCTAATCGTGAAGGCCGTTGCAGAATAATGGTGTTTGGCATCTTTGACTTTGAAGAGCCAGTTCTTGATAAAAACAATAAACCTATAGCTGGACAAACTAAAAGAACAGAATTACCGACAGAGGATATTCCGTGGGCATATCCTAGAAGTAATAACTTTTTTGCTGGTGGAGACGGAGGCTTTGGTAATTTAAGTGTACCTAAGATAGGAACAATAGTTTCAGTAAATTTTTGTGATGGCAACATTTACTCCCCTGAGTATTCTGCTATTATGAACATAAATACTGATATGCAAGCGGCTATTACCAATTCATATCTAAACAGTCATGTTTTTGGCTGGGACCAAGATGAAAATTTAAGAGTATACTACACACCAGATAACGGTATGGAGATATTCTTAAGAGATTCACACATAACAATAAACCCTGATACTAGCATCACTATAGAACACTCTGGCAGTGAAAGTATAATTGAACTTATAGGTCCTAATATAAACATCACATGTAACTCAAGTATTAATCTAACTTCTAATTCTTTGATTAGAGCAGAATCTACCGAAGTTGCTATGAACGGTTCAGCAGTAACAAAACTTGGACCAGCTCCTACATATTCAGCCGTTCTTGCTGAGCCTTTATGGACATTCTTAAAATCTCTTGCCACTGCAGTTGACGGAAAGTTACCTTCAACACCTGGTGTTTATAGTTCACAAGCTGCTGCTTTTGAACAGCTGTCTACTTCTAAAAACGTTAAAGTAAGTTCATAATGAATGAAATCAAAAAAGGATGTGATTGCTGCGATGAACTTTCTAATGATGCAAAAAGCGTCTTAAATGAAATAAGTTCTCTTCTTGACCCAAATGCTGGACAAAATATCAATGCAACGGAGCAAGATGATGACACTTGTATTAAAGCTTTTGCTAAGAAGGCATTACCTGCGGTAGAAAATCCTAATGATAAAGATCGCGTCTTAAAGTTATTAGACACAATAAATGCAACACTAGGTGGAGCTATTGGTGATGTTGTAAATTTAACCAAGGAAGTTTTTTCAATTGACTTTGCCTCTTTAGATACTTCTAAAATACAAGCTACTGCTGCATCAGCAAAAAACTTGTCAGATAACCCTACTATTGATGTAAGTAAAGTTCTTCCTAGTCTTGACACAAGCAAAATGAAAGACGTCAAGATCTCTCTTACTGTTCCAGCTATTACGCTAAACAAGTCTATCAAGATGGGTCCCGTTTCAGTAAACCTTCGTTTTGCTATATCTACAAAAGAAGTTTCATGGGGACCAGCTGTTGATACAAATTTTAATACACCTGAAAAAGCTCTCGCAGCTCTTAAAAACGAAAAGATCAAATCTTTATTAACGCCTTCTTCCGGTAAGTCATTAAAAGAATTAAAAGATGCCGCTAAGAAAGAAATTAAAGACATTGCTATTCTGACAGAATTATTAGCAGCAGCCACCGCTGAAGAATTCTTTTCTATTTTAGAACGTGAAGGAATTAATCTATACATAGAAGAAAATCTTGGAGCTATTGCAGAAAAAATCTATAAAGATAATCTTAAAGCTGCTAACGCTATCAAGAAAAAACTTAAAGGTGAAGTTGGTGATTCTCTGGTTAAAGAACTTAAAGAAGTTGGTAAAATGGATCTTTGTGGCAAAAGACCTTCAAAGACTAAGAAATTTTCTACCGATGAAGTAGAAGAAGCAATACCTTGCGTAGTTCCAATTGAACCAGAAGTGCCTCTTGGAAACATACAAGACATACAAGATCTGATTAACGGTCTTGACTTACCAAATCCTGAAGATGAACTAAAGAAAACTGAAAATATGTTAGCTTGTGTTAAAAAGGCACAAGATATAATGAATGAATGTGGAAAGAAAAAAGTTAATGCTATCAGCAGATACTATGCTTTTAAAGAAGTTGCTCTTTTACATGACTTAAATCACATATACATTTCAGAAAGAGCTACTGCCAAAAACTTATTGAATCCACCGTTTGTTGCGATAGCAAAAGAAAAAGCCTCAATAAATTCTCAGTTAGCCGATGTTAATGCAAAGTTAGCATTAACTAATTTATCTGATGTAGAAAGAGCAAATTTAACCGCTCAGAAAAACAGCTTTAATGAATCATTAAATTCTTTACAAGAAAATTACCAGAGTTCTGTAGATAGTTTTCAAGCAGGTCTTGAGGCAGAAATTAAAGATGAATTTAACATTACAGGGTTTAATACATATGATTTCGAAAATTATGTAGAAAAGGCTAGAAAAAAGGTAAAAAGATCTACAAATTCCATATCCAATCTTACAGGATTTAAAGACAACGGTAAGTCATTGGAAATGATTATTACGAATCCTGCAATTAAAGGCAGATTAGATACTTTATTAGTGCAGTCGTTAAATGGTGCAGAAGATACAATTTTTGATAGTTATCTTAAAGTTGAAAACTATACATTCATATCTGGTGAAGGATCACCAAGAACAGGTTTTTTAGAAAACGGTCTTTGGAAAAAGTACTATTCACCTAATAGAATTGATGACTTATTTACATGGCAAGAGCAAGGGTATACTTCACCTAAACCACAATATGATAGTCAAGGAAATGCTTTAGGTACAAAATCAACAGTGGAAATTAAGTCCGGCGACGGCTCTACTATTGTTCAAGAAGTTCCTACTTCTGTCAAAGAATGTAACGTAGACTTGTCTGTTGCTGTTCCTTTTATAGAAAAATTGGAAGAACTTACTCGCGGAAAAATAAATTCGTTAGCAACGCAAATCTTGAGCAGTTCGAATGCAGAACCCTACATTCAAAAGATTAAGTTTTATGCAAGACTTGAAGCAAAGCTATCTTTTTATGATATGCTGGGATCTACTGGTTTTTCAAACATTAGCGTATCAAACTTTGAGACTTTTAACCCTGATAAGTTTGTAAATGAATTAACTATTTCTCAAAAATTCTTAAAGAAACTGCAGTTAGAGCTAAACGGGTTAGTCAAGATTATAGAAGAATCAAATGATTGTATAGAAAAACAAAAAGCGGCTATTACTGAATGCGCTCAAAAAGCTGGCGGTGGAAAAGAATCGCCTGGTACTGAAAAGAAATGCAAAGATCTTTTAGGAAGTGATCCGCTAGGTCTTAAAGGTTCTAACGGTTGCCCTGATTACAAAAAGAATTGTTATTGGAGGGAATACACTAAAATTATGCAAACGGTAAGTCTTATGCCAATACCTGACTTACAGTTTTTGAATAAGCGATTGTTTAGATACTACCCGGTAGCTTTACAAATACCAGTTCCCGCAGCAATTCCAACACTTGCTATGGGAATACCTGACCCTGTCATAAGTATTCCTATGCCATTCTTATGGGTCCATCTTTTGACGCTTTCAACACCTGTAGGTACTTTTGTGTTTTGGATTGGCGCAGCTGGTGGAATTATTCCGAATGTATATGTAATGCTAATTGATGAAAAGCAACAAGCCATTTTTGCTGTTACCCTGACAGGTCCTAGCAAAATCCCGGATCCTGCTTTAGGAATAACTGACTTTGATAACAAGAGCTTACTTGAACTATTGCCTGGTCTTGATACTACATTAAGAATTAACCTTACGCAGTTCCCCGGCAACTTGTTTTCAGGGTCTACGCGATTAGATGTAAATAAACCTGATTCTTCAAAGACGGTTATCGATAACATAAAAGGTAAAATTAAGAAATCTGTAGATGAATTAGTTATTCCTGACCCACCCATCTTTGGTGGAAATACACCAACAGCTTTACAAGTTAAGGACTTAATTAAGAATGCTTTAAAGTTTACTGACTGTAATAATGCAGAAGCAATTAAGTTAGCACTGAAAGCTGTTATAGATCTTTTAATTGCAAGTTTAGACGGGCTTGATGTTCCAGGAATAAAAATACCAAGGGATTCAACTGGCATGATGATGGAACTTCCTAATGCGATTGCTATGCTTGACACTGTGAATTCTTTGATAAGTACTCTTAAAACAGCGCCAGGAGAAGCGCAAAAACTTCTTAAAGAAATAGGACTTGCTATTAATAACCCTCTTGATGTAACCGCTAAATTAAAAGAACTTGTTAGAGCTAACACAGCGGCCACTACATCAATAGGTATATTTGCAGAATTTGACGCAAAGATAGATGAACTTGAAGCTGAATTAGATTTAGGAAACCCTGAAGAAGCGGCAAAGAAAAGATTAGATTTAGTTAAAGAATTATTAAGAAAACAGATAGAAGATGCTATTAAAAAGATAACACCTGAGAAATTAGGGTTTGTTTCAGTTGCTGACATTTTGCCGGTACTTCCTGAACCGTGTTATACTAATGTTCCTATTCCGCCGCTACCGCCAGGAATTGCGCTCGCATTAGAAACAATCAAAAACATACCTAATATAATCTTAGGTCTTGCGGATGATCTTATTCTTAGAGCACTTAGTGCTATCATTGACTTTGCAGTTCAATTACCGTCAGCGGAAGAATTATTTCAGCTTGGAGTTAATTTGTTTTTAGACTTATTGCCTCCTCTTGTTATTCCTATTGACATAAGTGTTTCGCTTCTTAAAGAAATTAAGAAAGCTTTACAAAACTTCATTAAAACTTTTACGGTAAGACTTCCTAAAGTTGGCTTACCTATTCAAATAGAAATACCCGGACAGAAAATTCTTGCAATCATAAAAAATGCTATTAAAGATTTTCTATCTGCGCTAAAAGATTTTGCCGACTGCTACATTAATCAGATTTGTAATAACTTAGGATCACCGGATGTTGCTTCAAAGATTGCTGCTATTCTAAACATCATAAAGTTACTCTTCAGCGTTAACCTTGACCAAATAGCAGGTCCTGACATCAAAGCATTTTTGTTTTCTCTGTTAGAAACGATAGCATTCCCTGCTTTAGATGTATTGGGTTCTTTAATAGACGCGGCATCTAATCTTAAATCGCCTTTCTTGTCAATCATATCTCAATTTGTTTCTCCGGACCCTCCTAAACCTGAAGGTCCTTTCTTAGAACTTAATCCTAAATTCATAAAAGATTATGTTGACCCTATCGTAAAAGGCGCTGCTACGTTTACCAGTGAAAACATACCTTTTCCAGTAATTCTATTAGGATGTGCTTTTCCTGCAACGAGAGCGGTCTTAACTAAAATACATCCGTCAAAACCTAAAGAAATCTTACCTGCATGGGAAGGACTTTCAACAAAAAACTTTCCATTCATAATTTGGCTGGATCAATTGGTTGCCACTGCGCAGAGAAATGCTCTGTTAGGAAATAGTTATGTGGCACCATACTTTGCGTAAAGAACAGTATGATATATACTAAAATCTAAAATAATGAACACAGAAAAAAACACACAAGAATTTGATTGGGACAGACTGGAGTCTGGTAAAAGAAGAAAACCCAATCCTGAGATCTTAGCAAAATACGGCGCTAAGAATTACTGCTTGGAGCCTTATGCTTTAGACCTTTACGAGAAAATGATTCTCGGACAAGAAATCTTAAGCAAAGAACTCAAAGAAGGTGAGACTAGAAAAATTATTTCTGTCAGAGCCACTAACAAGTCAGAAGTGCATGTAATACTCGGAGGATTAATTGATGCAGTAGTAGATCTTAAAAGAGAAAAAGGCTACTTGAACACAATTAACATGGATCCTGACGGTTTTTCATCGTACTTAAATACCGAGGAAGGACAAAGCTACTTTTTAAACCAAGAAGTACAAGCTATTGTCGAGCAAGTAGAACCTTATGTTAAGGTTTCTATTTCTAGAGGAATGGAAGAAAAGATCAAGAGTGAACTTTTCAAAGAAATTGCTAAACCAACAACTGCTTACATTGGTAAGATACTTGAAAAGAACGGTGGTGGGTTTATCATATTTGTCGCAGGAATTAAAGGTTTCTTACCTGGATCACTTGCTGCTACAAATATCGTAAGAGATTTTGACAGCATGATAGGAAAAGAAATTCCTGTCGTTGTAGAAGATTACTTACGCGAAAGCAATACATTTGTATTCTCGTATAAGAAATACGTGAATATGATATTGCCTAGCAAAATTAGTGAATTAGAAACTGATAAGATGTACACAGGAAATGTTACAGGTGTAGCTAAGTACGGGGTGTTCGTTGAGTTTGATGAGATATTCACAGGTTTATTGCATACGAGCAAAATGACCGCTGAAATGAAAAAGAAGTTTAATGACCGTGAAGTAACGGCTGGAAATGAGCTAACTTTTTGGATAAAGGAAATTACTGCTGATAAGAAAATTATTCTTACAGATGAAGATCCGACATTTAAAAGATTAGAACTTGAAGAGTTTAAAGAAAAAAATCTTGGAACTATTCGAGGAGGCGAAGTTATCTCAGTACAACCTTTTGGAACGTTAGTTAAATTACAAAAAGATATCTGCGGAATGATTTCCCAAAAAGAGATCAAAACAAAGAAAAAGAACTTTACCGTTGGAGACACAGTAATGGTTTCTATTGATAGAGTTCATAACGATAAAATTTTCTTATCATTGCCAAATGAAGGTTAAAAAGAATTACACTAAGACTGAGGTTCTTGACGGTGGAAAAATTGGATTCGAATTTGAGTTTTATAGCTCAATGGATGTATTTGAAACTGCAAAGGATATTGCAAAATTTGTAAAGAGAAGGGTAGTAGTCCCTCTTGCATTGAGTTCCTTAACAGAACCTAAGCCTCTTTATCACTCACCAGTAGCTCCTACTGCTGACATATTCAAATTAGAACCTGATTATTCAGGAGGTAAGAGTATGTGTGAATTGGTTACTGGACCGATGAAGTATAAAGATGCACGAAATGTCTTAATTAAAGTCTTTGAATGGATTGGCAGTAATGGTTATACTAATGAAAGATGTTCTATACACGTAAACATTAGTATTGATGAAAACGCGGTTCCTACTCGTTTTACCATTCCTAATATGAACATACCAAAGTTTATTCTTTCCTTTGACGAAAAGAAAATATATGACATATTCCCTAAAAGAGAAGGAAGTGTTTATGCTAGAAGTATTAAAACACTAAGACCTAACAGGGTTCTTTTTTATTCTCCATCACTGGAAGATTTTAGCCGTGCCACGCTAACTCTTCCTGCTGATGAGAAGTATTATGGAGTTAACTTCTTAAAAGCGGAAAAAGGATATCTTGAGTATCGTTACCTAGGCGGTAAAGATTATGAAAAGATGACAAAGAAAATTCTTGATTTGGTCGATTACTTTATTCTTCACTTATATGATACCCTAAACTTTGAAGGATTCACCGACAAAGAAAAGAGAGACTTCAAGAAAATGACTGATATTGACAAGAAGATATATGAAGCTTTTGTTAAATACGAACATTTTCAAAAAGCGTTTCCTGATATTGAAGTTGGAGTTGATATGAACGCAGATCCGCAAGTATTGGAATCTATGTGGGGCAACATTCGCGAAAAACTGTTTGATCTTATAGTTACAGGAAAAATGAAAAAGGGTGCTTTTAATTACGACAAAGAAATAGGTCGTTTTCAATTAAAAGATACCAAGTTGAGTAACTGTAAGTTATCCGATATGGAGTTTATCAATTGTGAAATTGAAGGTGTTATTCATAGAGCATGGTTTTATGATTGCAAGATTAAGAACTCAAGAATACAAGACGGTAATTTTGTAAAAGGCAATACTGTTGACTTTAGTAAAGTTGCAGAATGTGAATTGCATCTTGATAACGTATTAAATGATTGCTTCATTGAAAACAAGAAAAACATCATTAACTGTCAAGTTAATCGAGGTGTTATTCGTAATGGTGAAATTGGAAAACTTGCAAAAATTTCCAAAGATACTATGATTGTTGAAGGTCAGCCTAGCGAAACTGGTAATTCCGGTGGAAATACTTTTCAAGATGCTACCCAAGACAAGAAAAACAAAAAGGAAAAAGATTCCAAGAAAAAATAACTTCTATGAAAAGTGGCACGAGCAAAGAAAGAAAAACCCGGTATGCCTCGCAACCGTCGTAACTTAGCAAAAAATCTAAAAAGAATCTTAGAAAACGAAAAGGTTCTTAAAAAATTAAAAGCTGAAAATGAAGCACATTAAAACATTTGAAAACTTTTTGAATGAAGCTCATTTGCCGTTTGACATAGAAAAGAAACTGCACTTAGGAGGAGTTTCTTTTGAGTTTGACGAAGAAAGAACTGACGAAGATGATGATAATCGTTTTGACTTTGTTCAAGTATATTATGCAGATGAAAAACGCAACGGAAACGAATGGGTAATTAAAGCTGGTACTACTAGCAAGGGTTCATACCTTCTTGAGATTATTCAAGATGATAAGGTAGTATTTACACATGAATATCCTCGCAGTCAAAAGGCTTACTTTGAGCAAGATTGCGCAAACAGCCTTGGTTTTGCTCCTGAATTAGACTAATCTTTATATGACTAGAGACGAATTAATAGAACTAATAAATAATGAGATCACCGCAAGTGGTGCTCTTCCTTATTCTATTCCTGCCAGAGAAGCTGAACGTATAGTTGACCAAGCTCTGAATTGGTTCTATATTAATTACGGACCTGCTGTAGAAACACAGTATTATGTAATTCAACGACAGTGGTTTGGGGACCCTGAATTTAAGAAAACGCGAAGCATTCTTTTGCCTGACTGTGTAGTTAGCGTATTTGAATGTCGTGAGATATCAGGTGGTGGTAGATTAGGAACTATTGATAGAGACTTTAGTGATAACCGACTTCTTGCTGCAGAAATTTATCTTGCGCCATTTGCTTCTGATGATTTGGTATTACGTACTGCTCAGTATTCTTATTGGGATCTTACAAAAGCATTCATACTTGAAAGAGTTAGATACGACTATAACACAAACACACATCGATTAAAGATTCTTGGTCGTGACCCTAAGAAAAATCTTTTCATAAATACATATGTAAAGATTGAAGAGTCTAAATTATATGATGATTGGTTCTTTCAAAGATATGTAATTGCACAAGGGAAAATCTCTCTTGGTAGAATACTTGGAATGTTTCAGTTTAACTTACCAGGTGGTATTGCTATTGACGGTAGTAAAATGACTGATGAAGGTAAAGAAGAAATTGAACAAATAAAACAAAAAATAGACGACGAGAACAGCCCAGACTGGTTCTACATATTCCACTAATATGTTAACAGAAATCTACTGCAGAAACCTAAACGACCCACAGTATAACTATCAGCTGTTAGAAACACACAATCCTATTGAAGCGTTATTAACGAAACTTCGTATGATTTTGTTTACTAATCGTGGAGAGGTTCTTGGGTTGCCTGACATTGGGTTAGATCTTGAGTATCATCTATTCGAATTAAATTTTAATGCATTTCAGCTACAGCAAAACTTTTTTGGTCAAGTTTCTAAGTATGTTCCTGAGTCGCAGTATTACAAAATTGACTTACAAGTTAGTTTTGTCCCTGGGACAGTAAGAGATATTGCTTACATAGATATATACATAGACGGCAGGAAATACCTTGGCGTTGTAGCAACATAATGAATTGAAATGGCATTAGAAATCTTTAAGTACAACAGAATACGCTATGACGAGTTAGCCGCTGACGCACAAAACTATCTTGTTAGAACCTTTGCACAAGTAGGAGACGTATTTTCACCAGCAAGTGCCTATGGTCAGTTGCTAAGCGTAATGCTTGATTTAGGAAAACTAATCTTTTATTATGTTGAAGATAGCGTAACTGAAATGAATATCTTTACGGCTACTCGTGATGTATCCGTAAGAAGTCTTGCTCGTATCGCAGGTCACAATCCTTCTAGAGCTGTTGCTGCATCAGGCACTATTAATTTAACATATAATGGCAACCCAATAGATCTTTACGGAAACACTGTAATTATTCCAAATTACACTCGCTTAATTGATAACTCTTCGGGTCTTTCTTATACAATAACTACTGACGTAGAAGAAATAAGAATGAACCTGACTGGTAAAAATACTATAGAAGTTAAAGTTACACAAGGCGCTATTGAATCCCAAACTGTAACTGGTACAGGATTACCTTTACAATCATTTGCTATTAATCCTAAGAAGAACGCTCAGATTGATAACTTCTTTATTAAGGTGTATGTAAATTCTGAAGTATGGAAGCAATACGATTCTGTTTATGATATGCCTTATGAAGAAAAAGGTGTAGTAGTTAAGACAGGTATCAGCGGAGGATTAGACTTATATTTCGGTAACGGATTCTTTGGTGCTGCTCCGCCGTTAGGATCTACTATTCGTGTTGAATATCTTACAACTGCCGGAAACGCAGGTAACATTTTAGAAGGCATTCCTGAATTTGCTTTTGATGAACCTGTTTATGATCTACTTGGAAATGCTATCAAGATTGACGAAGTTATTGATATTGCTATTAACAAACCTATAATGTTTGGTTCTGATGCTGAACCAATTTATCTAACCCGAGTTCTTGCTCCAAAAACTTCAAGATCATACGTTTTAGCGAATGCTGATTCATACGTTTACTTCTTGCAGAAGTTTAACATCTTTAGCGTAATTGATGCATTCAGTACTCTTGATGATGGAGATGTTTCTGATGATAACGTAGTTTATCTTTTCTTAATACCAGACGTTAATAAGAGAAAACCTAGTAACGCTGACTACTTTACTGTTCCTTATTCGCTGTTTCTTTTAACCGACGAAGAAAAACAAAAGGTGTATGATTACATTGAGCAAAGCGGACAAAAGATTTTAACTACGATAGTAAAGATTATAGATCCTGTGGTTAAAAGATATGTGGTAAATATAAACATTTCTGCATTTGAAGGTTATAGCAAAGAAACTATTTCACAACAAGTAATATCTAAATGCAGCGAGTACTTCTTAAATAATCGCAGACGAGACAAGATACCAAAGTCTGACCTGATTTCAATTATTGAAAACGTGCCTGGTGTAGATTCAGTTAACCTTTGGTTTGTATCTGAAGAAAATGAAGTTTTCAAAAGCGATCCTGCAAACGTTAACAAACCTGACATAGGTATAGATTCTTTTGGAGATGTGGTTATTGGAAGAGGTGAATACGCGTTAATTCGTGGAGGATGGGCAGCAAGAAATGGTTATTTTTATTATGATACTGCTGACCAATCAAAACCTGGAAGTATTAACATTGCATACGGTAAGAGTACTTCTAAGTCTCTTAACATGGACATTCATAGAATAAACATAGATAACATTAAGAATACATAAGATGGCAACAGAACCTAGAAAAGGAGCATACTTAACAAGGCAGAGTTACTATCAGTATACATATCATCAGTTTGATGACTTAAAGAATACTGGTTACGATTGGAGAAATAATTCAATCAAAAGATCTGTTTCATTTTATCTTCTTAATGATCCAAAAAGAGAGGCTATCATAGGTGAATTTCAAAAGTTCATTGCTTATATAATGGACTATGCAAGCAACATCAAGAAAGCTTTTAACTATACGGTAGATAAGAACTATAAGTACTTGAATTAATGTTATTAGTAAATAAACTAAGATTATTTGATAAGAAAGGTAACAGCTTATCACCTACTGAGTCAAAATCGATTGTCGTTACTGTTGTCGATCCCGGAGACATAAAAGGGAACGGCGCACTTATCAATGCGTATACTGACATAGCTGGCAGAATCATCTATGTAGAGATTTTGGCAGGCGGTCAAGGGTATAATCCTGGTACTTACTTAAAATTCGAAGATGCGCAATCAGGTGCAACTTGGACAACGGATCCTATAGATTTAACTCTTTCTATAAGCGGTGTAATAACATCTTTTAATGTTACATATCCTATAGAAAACTCAGGTTTTTCTTATACATCTTCTTTCTTATTTACTAATCAATTTTTAGAACCAGTATCTACTGGCTTGGTCGCAACTGACCAATTGTTTATAGTAGAAAATGTATTTGATGCAAACGGTAACGAAGCATATTGCTTTCCTCGTTCTGATGAATACGGACCTTTTGATATTCAAAGTTATTCAGCTAACGGAACAAGCGCTACTGTTAAAATATCTACTATTTCTGCATCTGGTAACGTATTGCAGAATAAGCCTTCTGTTATCTGGGGCATACCGCCTGCAACGATATCTCTTATAGAAGTTGGAATGTTTGTGGTCGGAACAGGAATTTCTGACATAGCCTTTGTTTCTTCTATTGATACAACATATAATACTGTTACTATCAGTCAAAGTTTACCTACTGGTAGCGTAAACATCGAGTTCTTCAAACCTCATAATTTACGTGTAGGTAATACTATAAGAATTTTTGATACATTAGGTTCTTCTTCTTTGGACGGAAGACATGAACTTGTTAAAGTATCACCGACAGAACTTGTTTTTGAATCATCGCAAATTCTCCCTCCTACGCTAACAAGCACTATGAGATTTGGTGTAATTCCTTTGTTTAGAATTTCATTAGATCCGTCTAGCGACGAAGAATTTTTCTTGTTTGATGTAGTATACAATGAAGATTACCCGACTATAGAAAAATTCAGAGAACAGTTTTTTGAGGTAGATGACCCACAAGAAGGTACACCCGTTGATACTTTTCCAACAGGTAACGGTACTTATCAAAGAACTGTATACCAAAGAATCTATCAAAATGCTCTTGCTTTTAACATAGGACTAAGAGCTGATTACGAAGGTGTTTATGCTGCGCAAATTAATCTTGATGACGTTACATACCCAACTCCTGTAAGAGTATTCTTTGGTTTATACGAAGGAGAAACTGTTGCTGAAGATGAAAGATTAGGTCTTTTGCTTCAGAACTTTGGCCGTGATGTAGATTTTGAACAAGAACTTATTCTTAGAGATTCTGATGTAAACGAAGATTTGCCGGACAACGTTCTTCTCAACGCAAAGAGAAAAGAAATGTTGCTTGAAGGCAATAACATCTGGCCTTATGTAGGATCATACAAAGGATTGGTTAACATGCTTAACTGGTTTGGTTATTATGATATTCGCGTCAAAGAATACTTCTTAAATGTTAACGAAGACGATGAGTATTTTGGCAAGTACAGACAAGTACAAATCCCTTTTCAGTTAAAAGATAAGGGTAACACAAAGCAAGAAGTTAATCTTGTTCCCAGCAAGCATTACAAGAAGACAAGTAGATTTGGTTTATTTTATGACTTAATTAAAGACAGCGGAGAATTTGATAGTTTTGGAATGCCTCTTACACAAGACGCATTTGAATATACTAATGAAGAAGTCTTAATTAAACTATTTGCACTTAAGAGATACTTAAAAGAGAAATTCTTACCTCTTAACTCAAGAATAGTTGATATTACTGGAGAAGGTGTTTATTACGACAGATATTCTGTAAATTCTTGGAATGATCCAAGCAACTACTTTAATGTAGATCTTACTCGTCAAATTGACTTTGATGCTGATAAGAAGACTATTGAAGTTGAGAGTACTATTCCTTTTGACCCAGATGAAACTTTACCTTCTCCGCCATACTTTGATTTACTTGGAGAATACACAAATAAGTATAACATAAACAATGCTCTTGTAGCAACGCCGGGAGGTCCTTATTGGGGACAGATTCCTCAGGTATCTTTTCCTGGACAAGCGTATCAGCAAGCAAGCGGTTACACAAAGATGCGTGCATATTCTTTAGGAATTATTGCGCCTCTTACACCAAGCGGTGTCGGTTATCAACCTGGTGACGTTATTACTTTAAGCGGAGGAGTTTATGAAGTGCCGATAAGAATCACAGTTAATACTGTTGGTCCTAATGGTGAAGTAACTAACTTTGCAATACAATCAGGATTACATCAAGGATCAAACTATTCTTCTTTGCCTACATCCGGGTTTTCACAGGCAAGCGTTTCAAGAATCTCTGGTACTCAATATGTTGCTGCTTCTGCTCAAGGATTTAACTGTTTATCAACAGACATACCATTCGAACTTGAGAGCATAGGTTTTACTACAAAAGGAATTAAGTATAGCAACATACCAACTGTTGACATTTTACCGAATATAGGATCAGCTATTAACTTAGACTTAATAACGGTAAATAATTCACCGGTAGGTTATCTAAATGATAACGCACCAATCTTTGGGTTTATTAATGTTGCTGGTTCTCCTGTAGGAGCACCGCTTGACTTAAAAACAGCATTTGATATTACATGGGATGAAGTTCCGTATACATGGAACTCTCTTGGTGGTGGAAGCGACGCAGTACTTAAAGGTTATGTAAGTGAACTGCCTTCAGGATCTGGGCAGCTATTAGCTGTTGAAATTGTTAGTCCTGGTAATGTTTACAGATATGCACCAACATTTGTTGTAGGCGGAGGTGATGGAACTGGTGGAGAAGTCTGTGGTTTATCTGCGCCTGCTGAATTAAGAAACGGGCAACTTAAAATTCTTAACTTTACTGTAACTGCTGTTGCAGGAAATGTTTTGGACTTGTCTCCACTATTACCTGCTACGGGTAGCAATGTTGTAAGTCCTAACAGAATCATAAAAGGCCCTGGCATACCGGAAGGAACTATTGTAAGTGCCGTAAACCAACCGTTTTCTCAAGTAATACTTACAAAATTTGACGGTTCACCGGTTGTAATTACTACTGTTGCTGGTGATGAGATTGAAATTCACGAAGGCGTAAGTGTTACTAACCCAGGTAGTGGATATACATCAGCACCAACGATCTCGCCGAAAGGTGGGCATGTTGGGAACTTGTATACATGGGATGAATTAGGAAGAGGCGATTTCTATCAGATGGAATGGAAAGTAACTTTAACTGCGCCAGAAAATCCTATTCACCAGTTTAATTACTTTTCAGGAATTAAACCTATAGACGATTTAATCAATCATCAACTTATACTTCCTTATGTTGGAAAGTATACTGTTGAAATGATTGCATATGATACTGATAACAACTTTATTAATGAAATTAAGAATAATTTTATAGAGGTTGTATTACCTGACGCTACATATGCGTACGTAGCAAGATATATTGAAGGATGCGTTGATACTTGGGATGAGTACTATCAACCGCCAATACCTGAGTTTGAACCCAATCCTGTAGATCTTCAACCGGTGTTACCAGAAGGAATTCGCTATAATTGGGAAAATGCTTTTGGTAGATGGGTAAACCCCGCATTTACATTAACTACATGGGATTCTGCTCGTGTAAGATGGGACAGTTTAGAAACCGGGAACTTAAATAGAGTTAATGAATATAACTATCCGATAAAGGTGCCTGTTGATGTTATTCAGGTTTCGCCTGAAGATAATGTTGAAGGTCCAGTTATTTCATATACAGATTCTACAACTACTCCATCAACTCTTAACCCAACAATCGTTGTATCAGGTCAAAGAGCGTACCCTGAAATAGAACCTGCAATTAATCCTAATGATTGGATATTCATTCGACGCGACGGAGTTACATATCAGTTAGAAGTTCTAAATGCAAATTACGGAACACCCGGGCAAACTGAAATTGAACTTACTGCTATACCGCCTTCTGCATTTACTAACAGCCCTACTACATGGCAAGTTTTAAGAGAGGTTGGTGGAACGGTTGTTCTTGCTGGTGATCAAATCTATAATGCAGTTACCAATCCTAATGGTATTGTGATAGGTGATTACATTCGTCTGTTTGGTGCTGATGATATTCCTAAGAGATATCGCACACAAATTATAGGTAAAGATACTCTCCCTCTCGCAGGGCAGCCAAATAACATAACTTTAAACGGCGGAGGTACTGATTCAATTTATTATGATGGCGGTGAATTAGGAATGATTTATCAATATCGTGGTGATAACTTGGTAAATGGAAACTTGATTTGGGATTCTACTCCAGCAAATTCTACATGGGTTATCAAAGGAAGTCCAATTAATGATCCTCTTATTTATGACCACATAGGTAAGTTATACATACTTAGCGCAACTCCTGCTTTAGGTTTACCTGGATGTCTTCCAGCTGATCCAACAGCAGAAATCACACCTGGTTTTTCTGTTATTACCATTTATGTGCAGGATCCTCTTTTAGGAAGAATATATGAGCAACGTCTTAGAACTACTCACGTTTTCTTTGACACAAGTAACACGGGCCACCCTTTTGATATTTGGGGAGGATTACCTGCTGGCTATACAGGAGTTCATGTAATTGATTTTGTAGCACTTGACGGTGGCGATATTGACGGTCTAACTTCTCAACTAGCAACATGGCAAAGTGGTGGTGCAAGTATATGGATAGAATATGAATACAATGAATTCCCAACAAGAACTTACTTAGGGCAAAACTCTGGAGGTAATGCAGAGATTTATATGGACTTTAACATGTACCCTTCAAGTGGAGATTTTAATAACGCGCTTGCTCCTGAGTTTGCTGTAACTACCGCGGGAACTGGGTGGTATTACGATCATGGTATTGCTTCTGGCGATTATTCTCTTCTTGTAACTAACACAGGATATTGGAGAAATACAACAAACACTATCATAACCGTAGACGATATTGAATCTGAGCTTTTAAGAAGTTCTTCATCATTTCAAGTTATGCAAAGAAAGTTTGATGAAGACTTTGCTGAAACTAAAATAGGCACTCTGGTTCAGCAATGGAAGAACTACAGAACAGTTACATGGGATGAAAGTTGTTATCATACATGGGATACTGTAGATTTTCAAGAAAGAATTGCTTGTGACTTTATCATAACTGGTGTTGACCAAAACGGTAGTATACAATTCAACAATGACATAACATTCTTTTTCCAAGGAATCATTGGTGGTATGTCAAACGGAGAAAAATGGTCGCAAGCTCTTTATGAATTACGAGCAACTGATAACACTGCGCTTTCAAGATTTGAATATGAATTACTTGGTGAAGAAAATGTAGATAAAGAAAGATTCTTTGGTTATCTAAATACATATGATTACCCAGATCTTATTATAGATGCTAACGGTGCTGGCCCAGCACCTATACCGTTTGATGTAGTAGTTTCTGAATTTACCGGACCTGCTGCTGAAATTCAAGTTTATCCTTTTGTTGGTGCTACACCCAATGACATTCAAATGGTTAATCCTCTACCAAAGAAATTAAATTTTGTTGGTAATGTTAAAAACGGTTCAGCTGTAATTAGCAAAATCACTGGCCTAAATGAAAATGAAATTTACGTAGGAGAAATCATTACTGGACCAGGTCTTCCTGTTTCACCAGCACTACCTGCACGTGTAGTAGAAATTGCTTCGTTTCAAGGAAGTGTCATATCTCTTACACTTGACACAGCTTCTACTCTTACGCAAGTAAATAGTTCTTTTGATGTTGAATGGTATTCTGATGAATTAGTAGACTTTACGTTGGTTTTCCAAAACGCTGCTAACCTAAAGATACATGCAGTTGCATCAACACCTAGTACTGATCATTTAGGATGGCTAATAGGTCAGAACGGTGTTACATTTGAAGATCCTCTTAATTTAGTCAATACACCTATCTGTCACTCGTATCCGTTAAAGAATGTTACAAAGCAATTTGGTTATGGAGTTGGACTTGTAGGTGCATTTGAAGGCGGACTCAAAGAGTTCTTGATGACAAGCAGATACTATCAAATTTATCAATATGAAGGTCTCAACCCTCTAGCTTTGCCAGGTGGATGGTATCCTGCTGCAGATTTACCGCCACAGTATAGTTTTACCATGAACCCAACTCCGCCTGCTTTACCTGTTTGGGACAATGATTTAATTGCAGAAGCGCAATCTAATCGTTTACCATACGAATCAGCTATAGGTGGTACTTGGAGATGGGAAGACACTTATATAGGAATAGAACCCGTTAAATTGCCTTCAGGCTCAACGGTTTACTTTTCTTCTGATGCTAGCAGAATTGCCGGAAAAAGCGGTTTCTATTGGAAACTTTCAGATGATACAAAAACTCTAGTCGAATTAACAGATCCTGCTATCATGTGGACATTTGACCGCCCAGGTAAGTTTACGATTGAATTGGAAATAACTGATTCTAACGGTAATAAGAAGAATTACACCAGAAAAGATTTTTTAACCATCTATGAGAATACGTAATAATGCGCCAGAAATCTACTCAGATTTCCAAGATCAATCATTAAGACCGCCTTCTGTTGAAGATGGTAATATACCAGCTGGTACTCTACAAGGGAAAATCTTTACTTCAGAGATTACGCCCACCGATGACTATAGCGTTTCATACGATGCAACTGTGTTTAGCGTAAGTTCTACTTTAAGAGAAACTGGTAACTTAAATGTATTCACATTCGTTATTAAGTATGTTGCTACATTAAGTGCATCACCAGCTACTAACCCAGGTTTATTTGGGTCAAACCTAATTAAAAACGGAGATCCTTTTTTAGTTAAAAGTAGTGCTAATGATTGGGTTAGAGGATACATAGGAAATGTGGAAAATATAAGTTTTATAGCAGTAGGTCCTACTTATACTTATACATATATGTTAAACTGTGCTGTTATACAAGGAGACCCTCTTGTTTTAGAAGCAGGTGATACATTTTATTGGAACAGACAATTATACCAAGATCCTAGCACTTTTAATAACGCAGTCCCGCCAATAAACTTTTCTGCATCATACGATCGTAATACACAAGATCTGTATTTTTACTGGGATGATGTTAATCAAGAGAGCCGTAAGTATAGAATAATGGCAAGAGATACAACTGCACCTAGTAACTACTTTATTTATGAGGTGCCGGGTATAGTTCAGAATCCTGATGTTTCTATCAAGGCATTTGTAGGCGCTGGTGTAGTAACCACTTTAAAAATAGAAAACCCTGGTACAGATGCTGCTTGCGAAAAAACAATAGAATTTATTGGAAGCACAAGTATAGGATTAACAAGATTAAATGATAAAGGCGAATTAATCATTAATGAATTTACTGTTTACGATGCAACTGTTGGAACAAACACAATTTATGTTTATTCTAACAAGACTGTTGATTATTTTTCGACTGGACAAGGCTGGCCTGTTCCTTTAGGACTATCATACATAGATAAGTTGCCTTCTTTGCTAGGCACAAGTGATTTTTACGTAGATAGCGTTACTCAAGTTTATCCAGGAAATGATCGTTATCTTGCTATTAATGTTAAACGAGCTGACGGCTTCGGCTCTATCGTTATTACGCCTGCTTGGAGATCTTCTATACTTAATACTAAGATTTACACACACGATGGTGTAACTGGAGCTGGTTTTCCTGCAAGCGGAAAAATTATTCCTAAGTTAAAGAAAACATCAACTAGGGCTAGATTTTATGCTGATCCGAATGTTTGGGGCACATTTGCGCAAGGTGATACATGGGCTTTTTCAATATCCGCAATTTACGATGAGATAAATAAACTATACACAGAATGGTCAATAGAAGAATACATAAAGTTCTAAATGAAGCAACAATCAAAGGTGGTCGCTCAGAAAAGTTAGCGATTTTTGACCTTGATGATACCCTCATAATTTCAGCAGCAAAGATAAAAGTTCTTGACCCTAAAAACGGAAGAGTTCTTAAAGAAATGACGCCTGCTGAATTTAACCATTTTGCACACACAGACCCAAAACATACGCTATCTTTTGAAGAATTTGAAGATGCTGATATTCTTAGAAAGAGCACTTTCATTACACATATTATGGATGAGCTTCTCAAATTCTATAACAATGGTGTTCATGTATCGATAGTTACCGCAAGATCAAGCTCTGCTCTAATTCGTAATTTTTTCCTAGAAAACGGAATTGACATTCACCCTGATTTAGTTATCGCGGTTAATGATCCAAAGTATGGTTTTAAGGGAAACATCGCAGAAAAGAAAAAAGAAGCTATACATCGTTTTGTAGAAGAAGGATATAATGATTTCATATTCTTTGATGATAATGATGACAACTTAGCACTTGCGAAAGAAATTGAGAAAGAGAAAGACGTTAAAGTACAAACGGTTAAAGTCTAATACATGGCTCTTAAACACATAGCTGAAGGCTGGTTTAACAGCTTTTTAAACGCAGTAAACTTACTAGATCCTGAAATAAAATTGCTAGGAGAAACTAGAATGTCTATATGCGCAACATGCCCACTTCGAGAAGGGTTTATATGTTCCACAGAAAAACACGGTATGAAACCTAATGGAGATTTCTTCAACGGTTGCGGTTGTCAGATTGACAAAAAAGTGCTATGTGTAGAATGTAGATGCCCAGGAGAAAAGTGGTAAAAAAACAAATCCTATGGCTAAAAGAAGATCAACATCAAACAACGAGATATATGATTCGTTGACTCCACAACAGAGGTTACTTACCCGTTTGGATATTTCACTTAGATGTAAAACCGAGAATCAAAAGAAATTTGCTAAACAAATAAACAATAATCAAATCGTTATTTGTGCGGGTCCAGCTGGTACTGGTAAAACTTATGTTGCCTGTGCTGAATCTCTTCGTTTACTTGCGAAAGGCGAATTTAAGAAAATCATTGTAGCAAAGAGTGTAACAGTTCTTGAAGGAGAAGACATAGGTTTTCTCAAAGGTACTCTTAAAGAAAAGATGGAACCTATTATGATTTCCTTTATGGACAATTTCTACAAGATAATTGGTAAACCGCTAACAGATGAACTTATTCATCATGAACTTATAGAAATTACGCCACTTGCTTATATACGCGGACGCTCTATAGATGATACATTCATAATCGTTGATGAAGCACAGAACATCACAATGAAAA